CTCCAGCCATGCTCAACACTGGCCCTACAGGGCTATCACTTTGACCAAATTCGTGTGCTGCATGAAATCCCGGTTCTTTGGGAAGAGGTAATTTAAGATGCCCAAAGCTATTATTGACTATTGTGGATCGCATACGATCAATATTTCTTAATGAATATGGTGCAACATAAAAATTGACCCATAAAGGTTGTTCTTGAGCATATGAGCCCATTGGATATTGCGCAAAGTATGCCATATAATATTATTTATCATTTTCATAAATATTTTTAATGGCCTATAAAACTAAATATAAACCAATCAACAAAGGCAAATATGTGGGAGATTCTGATTCCATAAACTGTCGTTCTTTATGGGAAAGAAGTGTTTGTAAATTTTGTGATCTAAATGAAAATGTGATAAAATGGTCTTTTGAAGAAATGATGGTTCCATACCACAATCCAATTGATAATAAAATAAGAAATTACATACCAGATTTTACAGTTCAAATAAAGATTAATGGTAAACTTGAAACATGGATGATTGAAGTAAAACCAAAGAAGCAAACCCTTTTGAAAGAAAATGCATCAAAAAAAGAACGCATTACATGGGCGGTGAATAGCGCCAAATGGAAAGCAGCCCAAGCATATTGCGAAAAATACAATATGATATTTAAAATTTTAACAGAAAAAGAGCTATTTGCCAATGCTTAATAATACAATAAACAGTCTAAAAGATTATTTTTCACAACACAAAGGTGTACAAAGACCAAATAGATATTCTATGTCTTTTGTAAATGCTCCTAATTCTCGATTTAAAGATAATGAATATGTTGTGGATGAGTTTCAACTAAATAAACGGGCAATTGATACAGTATCAGATAATTTAAATGGTTATGGTATTGGAAGATTGGTTCCACGCAGACAAAGATTTGAACAAGGATTTGGAGTAACGTTTCCAGTAACTGGAGATAATAAAATCATGTTGTTTATGAACGACTGGTTTAATTTAATCTATAGTGGCGGCTATTCTGTAGGTACCTTCAATACTCCATTTAGATTGGGATATTATGATACTGTTGTAAAAAATTGCCAAGTAGTATTGAATTTACTAGATTTAAACGGAAATACAGTGTCCAGATTTACTTTTAACGAAGTAATGCCAGTAGAAACACTTCCAATAAAACCAAATAGCATTGCTCCAGATCCTTATATGCGTTATAGCGTTGTTTTTAATTATAGAGATTTCAAACATGAAAGTGTTTAATATATGAATTTGATTGAAGAACTAAAAACATATTTTCCAAAATATGAAACAATTTTACCTGTCAGTAAATTAAAAGTATCTTTTTCTCCTTTTAAAGTAAAAGATGCAAAAAATTTAGCAATTATTTTACAAGAAAACAATAAAAAACTAGCACTGACTGCATTATATGAAATACTAAAAAATAATTGTGAAGGTGTTGAACCAAAACAACTTCATATAACTGATGCTGAATATTTGTTTTTGCAAATTAGATCAAAAAGTATTGATGAAATCATTTCTATCATTTATGAAAATGCAAAATATAAATTGAACATAAATGAAATAAAATGTGTAAACACATTGCAAAATAAAATATTAAATATAAACAATAATATTGTAATTGAGCTGGAATCACCAACATTAAAAGATTTAATGGAACTCAATTCTTTTGAAAAACACGATTTTCAACAATCTTGTATTAAAAAAATTATTGTGAAGAATGAGATATATGATTTTAAAAAATATATTCCAGATGAAATAAAAGAAATAATGAACAATTTACCAATATCAGTATTGTCAGAATTGGATAAATTTATTCAAGATCAACCCAAACTCACTACCTCAATAACATTAACTAATGGATCAGAAAAGGAGGTAAGTGGGTTATTAGATTTTTTTATCTTTCGGTAAGATATTTTGATCTTACCGATTACTATAAATCTAATTTTAAATTAGTAAATTCTTTTTCTTGGAACATAACTGATATTGAAAATATGATGGTATGGGAAAGAGAAATTTACATTAATTTACTTTTAGATCATATAGAAACACAAAAGCAAACTCAAAATAATAACCCATTTACAATGATGTAACCTATGACAGAAGACAATACATTCAATATAGATTTTCAAGCAGAACAATCAAGGTTTAATCAATACATCAATACCGATGTAAAAGCCAGCGATTTACCTTATAAAATTGAATTATCTGAAATAAAAACACCTGAACTAGAAAAAATAACTATTGATCCCAGAACTACAACTATTCCAGATAGAGAAGTTATGGCTCCAATGTCTGGTAAAATGGATTCAATATTACTTCAAACAGGGCCAATTGTTTCGCAGGCTGAACAAGCTCAAGCATCATTATCTAGTGGTACTTCCAGCCAAGAAAATCTATACAAAGAAATGAATACAATTCATTCTGCACTACATGAATTGAATGCCCAAATAGGAAGAAAACAAGATTTAGTTAAAAATGATACGGCATTGACAGAATCAAGAGTATCAATCATGCAAAAAAACATTATGTTTTTTGATAGATTGGAAAGATCTCTTGGCAGACCTTCTTGGGGATAAAAAAAACCCCCTTGCGGGGGCTTTTTTCAATCGTTTTCCATCTCGGAGAAGTACTTTAGAGGATCCTTTTCCTCAATGTCTTCAGACACCACTGTGTCTGTCACATCATCCTCAATGTTCTTGCTTTCAGTAAACTGAGCACGAACATCATCGCCAACAGCCTTCTTGTATCGTTCACTGAGTTCTGCGTAACTCTTGAACTGGCTCTTATCAACAAATGGCTTCAGAGGATACTGCTTCTTCCAAAGTTCCTCTAGCTTCTTGTCATCTCCACCAAGAAGGGGAGCAGGAGATGCAAATTCTGATCGATCATAATTCACGTAACCTCCGACATTACGAATCTTGATTTTGAAGTCTGCACCAGTCCAGAAGTTGAATGGGTCAACTGCAACCTCATCCTGATACTCTGGGTGAGCAAGGCTTTGAATCTTCTGAAAGATCTTTGTACCATACTGATAAAGGAAAACCTTTCCCTTATTCTCTGGGTTAGCAGGATCTTCAATTACAAGAATATTGGAAATGTAAGCCAACTTACGCTTACGATTTCTTGCAATGTTCTTATCATCTTCAATACCGCTATTCCAAAGTTCCGTGTTACCCTGACAAATTGGGCACTTCTCACCAATCGTAGTGGGGCAGTTTTCAAACAGCCAACCACCTTTGCCTTTGAATGCATGGCTGTACATTGATACAAAGGGCGTATCTTCTCCCTGAATTTCAGGCAGGAAGCGGATTACAGCATATCCGTTACCTGCTTTATCGATACCGGGCTTCCAAAGACGTTCGTCCTTGTAACTCTCCTTGGAGGTGAGTTTATCCATACGCTCGGTTAGAGATGCGACTGAGTTTTTACTCTTCTTCTTAAAATCTGCAAAGTTTGACATAGTATTTTCCCGAGGACCTACCTCGGCCTTTCTAGTTTAATTATAGCCCAAGTAGATGGTTAGTCAACTGGGAGTTTCTTAGTTTTTATCTTTGTTTTAATCAAATGAAGATTTTTTGCTTCATTTTCAATTTTTTCAATTAAAGGTTTTGTTAGTAATTTTCCAGCTGCAGAGGGATCTAAATTTAATTCCTCTGCCAACTCAAGAACACAATCCATAAAAGACAGATGTGTTAATTTTACTCTATCTAAAACCTTTGAAGAAAATTTTTCTTTGGCTGCTTCGTCTATGTACATATAATCAGTATACCACCATATTAACAATATCCAATAATTTAATACACCTAAATATTCTAGAACTATTTAGAGGATACCATGGCCGTAGACAACGATACAAACATTGTTATTGAAACTTCTGGTTTAACCGCTGCTGTTGCTACTGACGTAGCTCGCTTTGGTGGTATAACTGCCCATTTCCAAATGATGAAGCTTGCATATGGTGCCACTGGAACCGCTACGGTAGTAACCAGTAGCTCTCCACTGCCTGTATCTGTTGCAGGAGGCATGACTGCCACCATCTCTGGATTTACTGGTACCATCTATGTACAAGGTCCCGCTGGGGGCCCTG